GCAGCTCACGGCTAGTGCCAAATAAATTGGGCACCTTCCCGGACGTCGCGGCTTAACGGCCGGGTCGAGCTGGCTCCCGGGCTCCGGCTCCCGGCTCCCGGCTCCCGGCTCCCGGCTCCCGGCTCCGGCTCCGGCTCCGGCTCCGGCTCGACCGGTCCGTCGAGCCGCGCGATTCCCTAGTGAATCCGCAGGGTTCCCCGGCTCCCGGCTCCCGGCCGACCGGTCGGTCTGACGCACCGCGCGCCGCGCGCCGCGCCCCGGGCGCCCGGGTCCCATACGCGCCTGGGGGGGCGCCCGCGATCACCAAATACATTACCATGCGTCGCGGACCCTTTGGTCGCAAAAATTTTTTGACATACGACGACATACTCCCTATACTCTGCGGCACAATGGGAAGACCGCCCGGCCCCCGAACGCTGCCCGTGGCATTCCGCATGGAGGTCACGCTTCTTTCTAGGATTGACAGATTGTCCGCCCGCCTGGGCGGCAACAGATCCGCCCTCGTAACTCGTGCTTTACGCGAATGGATGGACGTTCAGGAGGCTCGGTTGCTTGACGCAGCGAGCCCGCTGGCCGACCACCTCGCAAAGGAGGACCGACCATGATCCCAACCCCGACCCGCGAAGAGCTGGCCGCCCGCGAGGAGTTCGATAGGCTCGATCGAGTCACCTATGAGCGTGATCGGTTTCTCGACCGTGCCACGCGGATTCTCGCCGGGGTCGTTACCGGGCGCTCGCCCACTCCCGTAAACCGGGCGGAGTCTAACGAGTATTTCGCCCGGTGGGCCAAGGAGCTGACGATCGAGCTGTACTGGGTCTGCGGGCTCGTCTCTCCGAACCTGGATGAAGACATCTCTTTGGCCCGGGCCAACGCGGTCGCCCAGCTCATGGTGCATGACATGAGCGAGTCGATGGACCGGGCAGCCGCCGACCAGCTCGCTCGCCCGAGCAAGCCTCGGCCGCTGGAGGGCGAATGAGCCGCATCCTGCAGCGCCCGAAGCGCTCACCCCGCCGCTCCACGCGGCTCGTCAAACACCCGGTCGACCCGCCGTCCGCGATCCGTGAGTCGGCGGGGGGCCGCCCCCCTGCCGGCAGCCGCCCCGCCTACATCATCCCCCACGGCGGCATCAAGCGGCTCTTTCTTGCCGGCGTAGGCGCGGACACCCCTGAAGGCGTCCACCCGTACCTGCTCTTCGAAATCCACTTCCACACCGGGGCTCTGGTCACAGTCGAAGTCCCCACCGCTCAGTGGGTCGCCATGGCTACGGGCCTGCTCCAGCTCTCCGCCATGGCGGGGATGCCCGACTGCCTGGTCTACGAGACATGAGCCGGCGTCGCATGGAGCCGCCGAAGGGCGTCCTCCAGACTGTCGTGTGGCTGGCGATCGTCTGCGGTTTCCTCTGGGGCTGCGTAACCGGGTTCGGGCTTCCTTTCCCGGTCGGTCAGTTACTCGTTGTGGTGCCGCTGGCCCTTGGCATCTGGGATGACGCCGCGACCACGCGCGAGGCCGCCAAGCGCTCTGCTGAACGTCCTTGACAGCCCCCCATCATTGGCCTATGCGCTCAAGGAGAGTCACATGAAGCTAGTCGCCTACTGCCGCGTATCCACCGAAGAGCAAGAGAAGCAGGGTCTATCCCTCCCGGCTCAAGAGGATCGCATCCGCACCTTCGCCACGGCGCTCGGCCATGAGATTACCGAGGTGATCCCCGAGACCAGCTCGGCCAAGGTCCCCTTCGGCAAGCGGCTCGGCGGCGCCCGCGCCCTTCAACGCCTCAACCTGGGTCGAGCGGACGGCGTCGCCATCATCCGGCTCGACCGGCTCACCCGCTCGCTCAAGGATTTGCTTGAGATCGTGGAGGATTCCAAGCTCAAGGGCTGGTCGATCGTCTCCGCAACCGAGACCCTGGACACATCCACCCCTCCAGGGCGGCTCGTCGTCCAGGTTCTGGGCATGGTCGCCGAGTTCGAACGCGAAACCACCGTCCAGCGGACCAAGGAAGCCCTCGGCGAGCTACGCCGGCAGGGTCGGCGCTACTCTGGACGGGCTCCTTACGGCTACGCCGACGCTTTCGGGGTGCTCGTCCCCGAAGTGTACGAGCAGGCGATCATCACCGGGGTCCTGAAGGGTCGAGCCAAGGGCTTTTCGTGGGAGAAGATGGCTCAGATCCTCGGCAAGGACGGGTCGCGGACCGGTCGCCCGTGGCATCCCGACGTTTTGCGCCGCTGCATCACCCGTCACGAGCGCCGGAGCGGTCGCGTGGCCGTCCTGAGCGCGAATCCAGCCGCATGAGGGGGCGAAATGAAGAAGAAAGGACCGATCAGGAAGGCTCTGAAGGGTCGGGTTTCCAAGAAAATCGCCCATCTGGTGAAGGAAGGAACGCCCCAGAGGCAGGCGATTGCGACCGCGCTGTCGATGGCGCGGAAGAAGCGGATCGGGATTGGTGGGGAGTATATCCCTGTCAAGCAAAAGTGATTTCGAACGCCCGCGCCCAGCGCGCCGGGCTCGCATCCTCATTCGGGGGATCCGTGGTAATAGGAGTCAAGTATGAAATCTGAGCAGGAGCTGTTCGATCAGCTCGCCAGCAAGAGCCTCCAGCTCGTGGAGATCCTGGCTCGTACCATCGCAGCCAAGGAGCAGGAGCTGGACGGTCTGCGGGAGAAGCATGCCGTCTTCTCGCGGGCGGCCGGGCTGTCGAACGGGGTGCCGAAGGGCCGGACCTTGAGGTTCGGGGCGGTCCAGACCCTGAAGCCAAAGAAGGCGGTCGTCGCAGGCGTCTCCGTGCCCGCCGCCTCGCTGCGCCCGCCCCGCGCCGTGAAGGCGAAGAGCCCCAGCTCGGGGATCGACTGGGCGGCGGTCCTCGCCGTCCTTCCCCGCCGCTTCACCAGCGCGGTCGTCCCGGTCCCGAAGGGCGCCGGTCCGCAGGCTCGCACCATGGCGATTGCCCGCTGGATGCGCTTCGGGAAGATCGAGAAAACCGCCCCCGGCGAGTACCGGAAGATCGGCCCCGGCTCGCGGGCCGTCCCCGGTCGCTCCGACATGAAGCATCCCGGCCCGGAGTCGGCGCTCGCCCAGCTCTGAGGTTGACCGGCACCCCCGGTCGGGGGTATCCTTCCTTGAACCCACTGCCGGGGGTTGGCCGGCAGGAGTAGCGCGGATGGTGGAGCGACCCATCTCCCGCTCAGCTCACTGCCACTTGTGATTCTCCGGACACGGGGCCGGGCTGCACGCAACCGCAGCTCGGCCCTTCGTCCTTCCAAACCCCGTTCTCTTGACATCCCCGCCCGCACCGTGACACGGGCGCCGGCCGATGCCCCTGAGAGCCGAGGGTCACGCGGTCGATCCCATCGTGATCGAGCGCGCCCGGAACGACTTCGAGCCGGAGCGGGAGCACTTCGCCCCGTACTGCCATCAGGTGTTCCCCCGCTTTCAGGAGGCGATCCACACCATGCGGATCGTCGAGCTGTACGAGGCGGCGGAGCGCGGCGAGCTGGACCGGCTCGCCATCTCCCTGCCCCCGCGCCACGGCAAGACGCAGCTCGCAATTCTATACTTGAGCTGGTTGCTCGGCCGGCACCCTGACTGGAACGTCGTTCTCGCGACCTACGGTCAGCAGCTCACCCGCCGCTTCGGTCGGATGATTCGCAATATCATCCTTGACGACAGGCACCGCGCCATCTTCCCCGAATCGACCATGAGCCCCTCGGCCATGTCCGTCGATTACTTCGCCATGGAGGCGGGCGGCAGCTACCTCGGCGTCGGACGGGGCGGCGCCCTTACCGGGTCGGGCTGCAATGTCCTCATATGTGATGATCTATTGAAGGACCACATCGAAGCGAAATCAGAGAACATCCGCTCGTCCCTTCATGAATGGCTCAGCGCGGTCGCCTATACGCGGCTGGAGCCCCGTCCGGACGGCCACAACGCCATGATGGTCCTGCAGGCGACCCGCTGGCACGACCAGGATCCGATCGGCTATTGCCTGCGCGAGCACGCGGACGACGGCTGGCGGGAAGTACGCATGTCGGCGACCTGTCTCGACGTCGATGCGCCGGGCGAATGGCGCACCCTGCACGCGGCTCTATGGCCCGAGCGGTATGATGAGGTACGGCTCGCTCGTATCCGCCGGGCAATGAAGCCGGCCGACTGGATGAGCCTTTACCAGCAGATGCCGGTCGCACAGGGCGGCAACGTCTTCCGCACCTCCTGGCTCGACGAGAGCCCCCGGTGGACGAACCTCAACTGGAAGAACCTCACCCGGCTCATCCTGGTCGATCCCGCATCCGCCCGCAAGCGCACGTCGGACTACACCGTCCAGTGGTGCATTGGGCTGGGTCGAGACAGCAACGTATACATACTTGACGCCATCCGTGCGCGGCTGTCCCTGACCGAGCGAACGGACGCGCTCTTCGCCCTGTGGAAGCGGTACAAGCCGATCCATCTCGTGGCCTACGAGCGGTATTCCAGCTCGTCGGATGAGGAGCACATCCGGTACGAGATGGATCACCAGGGGATCCATTTTCCCATCATCGCGGCGGGTAATTCCCAACGCTCGATGGACGGCAAGACTGTGCGCCTAGCCAAGGCGGACCGGATCGAGAAGCTGATCCCCTGGTTTCAAAACCACCGCATCATTTTCCCGGAGAACGGTATCTGGGTGCGAGAGGGGGACAAGGGTCAGGACGTCGATCTGGTGCGCGTCTTCCGTGAGGTCGAGTACGAGCCGTTTCCCAACGGGTCGTTCGACGACATGCTGGACGCTCTGTCGATGATGCTCGACCCGAAGGTGAGCCTACCGTTCCCGCAAACCGAAGAGGAGCCGCGCTACTCCAATCGCGGCCTCGTGGAGTCGGTCATGTCGGACTGGGACGAGGTACGGGGCGCGGGTCGCCGCTCGTGGATGTCGCACTGATGGCCGAGCTGCGTAACTACAGGGCAAGGAAGCTTCAGCGGACAGAGGAGCAGAAGGCTCGCTGGTACGCGCAGATTTATGCCTATCGGGCTCGCAAGCAGAAGGAGGATCCGGAAGCCTGGAAGGCTGCAGCACGAGAAAGTAGCAGACGTAAGGGATACAGGAAATCAGCGGCACTAGCTCTCGCCCGCATCGAGAAAGCCATCTCATGATCCGCCGCCCGAAGTTCTCCCCCAAGCTCGGCATCTCCGGAGGCAGGCCGCCCCAGAGCGCCGGTCGGCCGACCAGCCAGGAGGTGATGAACAAGCTGAAGGAGCGCAACCCGGGGAACCTGTGGCGCTCCTCGCTGTACCCTGCCTTCGTCGCCCAGCACGCGGCCGGGCTGACGCCGGTCACGGCGATCCTCGGAACCGATCCCGTCCTGATGGGGATCGGGAAGCTGTTCGGCGTGGAGGAGATCAACAATATTCAGGATGCTGCGCGCGAGGATCCCTACGGGATGGCGCACGAGGTCGTCTCCAAGCTGGCCGGCGGCGAGACGTACTCCGATGAATGGCAGGCCGCCAAGAATGCCGTTGCCCAGGAATCGGGGCGCGAGGCCCGTGGCCCGCTCCGCCCCAAGGGCAGCGTCATGAGTCGCGGGCTGTCGAGCTTCCAGACGCCGCAGTTTGCCAAGACGATGAACAATCTCAAGCCGGTCCCGGTGACCGGCATCAATTCCTGGTTCTGAGGTAGCGATGGCGAAGCATGAAGAGCTGGTGGCGCTCCGGATCCCGCGCAAGGAAGTGATCCTGCGGATCCAGCAGCTCCACACCATCACGGTCGCGAAGGCGAACGAGGTCTACGAGTACCGGAAGGGCAAGGGGACGATGGCCGCCCTGATCGCGGATCTCGACGCCGACGCCGCCGAGAAGGGTCTGCCGCAGCGGCTCATCCCGGTGGAGGAGCCGACGCCGGCCTCGACTTCGCTGCTCGCGGCTGCCTCGGCGATGGCGGCGGCGTCCGCGCCGCAGCCCGTGCCCGATCCGGAGCCGGCCGACTTCACCCCGATCCAGGGCTACGTCGAGATCGAGATTCTGGAACAGGTCATGTGGCTGATCGCGATGCGCCGGGGCAACGGGCGGAAGACGGCGTCCGGGTGTGTGGTCTGCGGCGACCTTCGACAGGTCAGCGGCTGCCCGTGCCGGCTCGGCTGGGAAGCGCTCGCGGCTGCCGGCCGCGACATGGGAGACAGGTCATGAGCACGCGCAGAGTCTACATCTTCGATCCGAAGCTCGGGAAGTGTGTTGATTTCGTCAAGCCAAAGAAGCCGATCTCGCCCGAGGCGATCACGCAGCACCTCGATTCCCACGTCAACTTCGGCTGCCATCGCTGGGTCTGATGCCGCGACGCCCACGGATACCGGAGCGGGACCAGAACGGCCGCCCCAAGAAAGACTCCGACGCTCGGGGGGACTATACACCCGAAGAGCTGCAGATCCGCGCAATGGCGCAGGAGGCTTTCAAGGAGGATCAGGACAAGAACCAGCCTTGGCGGAAAATGGCGGAGACCTGTTACAACTTCGCCTCGCTCAATCAATGGGGCGACACCGATCTGCGGATCATTGACGAGGAGGAGCGCGCCGCGATCACCTACGACGGGATCGGGCCGGTCGTCGATGCGATCGTGGGGACCGAGGTTCAGAACCGCCAGCAGATGGTGTTCATGGCGAGGGACCCTCAGAATGACAAGGCGGGCAAGAAGGCTGATCGCGCGACTGAAGGTTTTCGTTGGGCGATGGACGAGTGCAACGGAGACCACGAGCGTACCGAGCTGTTCAGAGATACCGTTGTTTCTGGCATTGGATTCGGCTCCGTACGAATGGACCTGGAGGATGTCGCCGACGGACGCCTCTGTCTGGATCGCGTCGATCCCTTCGATATGGGATGGGACCCCTACGCCCGAAAAGGAAACCTAGAAGACGCGAACTGGTTCAAGCACGACAAGCTCATAAGGGTCCGCGATATCGTCAAGCAGTGGCCGGAGCGTGCCGAGATGCTGGGCGCGGAGGAATCGAAGACAGGTACGCCGATCAGGGGGACGATGACCGGGTTGCCGGGTGACGAAGACGGCGACATGAAGATCGCCTTCTATACCCCGAAGGCTTACCAGGCAGGCGGTCAGGAAGTCTTCGGCCGCCGTGGCGTTCTGGAGCTGTCCGGTCAGGGGATGGAGCGCGTCTCTCGCTTCCAATGGAGAGAGAAACAGGACTTCTACCGCGTCGTCGATCCTTTGTCGCTCGACGAGGAGCAGGCGCAGCAGCCGCAGCTCCCCGGCGCGCTCGCCGATCTGGCGAAGCAGATCCCGCCGGAGCTTCTCCAGTCGTTGCCTCCCGGGCTCGCCAACTCGATCCCGCCCGACCTGATGAAGAGCGTCGCCGGCATGATGGGGGGCGGTTCTCCTCCAGGTGGGCCGCCTCCTGGCGGACCGCCGGGTATGCCCCCGCAGCCCGGCGGTCCGCCGCCAGGGATGCCGGGGCTACCGCCCGGAATGCCTCCGCCGCCGGAGATGGGCGGGATGCCGCCGGGGATGCCGCCGATGCCGGGCGGCATGGAGATGCCGCCGCCCCCTCCGAAGGGAAAGCCGCAGCCGAAGATCCTCACGCTGACGAAGAAGGAGTTCAAGGAGTTCGAAGAGGATCTGAAGATGCGCTCCCAGATGGAGGGTCGGGAGATCGGCCAGCTTGAGGTGATGATCCAGCCGATGTGGGTCTATCGCGAATGCTATTTGGTTCGCGGCGTATTGATGGAGCACCAGGACATAGAGGCTGGTGAGTTCACCTTCAAAGCGGTCACCCACAAGTGGGACCGGCAAAAGAAGATGTGGTACGGCATTGTTCGCGCCATGATCGACCCGCAAAGGGGGGCGAACAAATTCACGAGCGCCGCGATCCACCAAGTGTCGGTCGCCCCCAAGGGCACGCTGCTCTACGAGCAGGGCGCCTTCCTCGATCCCGAGAAGGCGCGGCTCAACTGGGCGCGTCCTGGCGCTCCGATCCAGCTCCGGCCTGGAGCGCTGGCGCAGAATCAGGTCGAAGTGCTGCCGCCGGCACCGTTCCCCGAAGCGATGGCGACGCTGGTCACGCAGTCGCAGGAGGCGCTTCGCAACTCGACCGGCGTGGACCTGGGCCAGATGACCGCGCAGTCGATGAGCGCGGAAGCGGTCAAGGCAGGCTCGATCAAGAGCATCACCGTCCTGGCTCCGCTGTTCGATGCCTACGATAGATACCGCATCTCGGAAGCGAAGCTGGTTGTCAAGTTCCTGCGCCTGTACGTCGCCGAGCCGGGCAAGATGATCCGGGCATCGAAGCCTGGAATGCCGGGCGATGAGTCGGACGACTGGGTCGAGCTGGACAAAGACTCGCTCGCCGAGAGCTACGACGTCGCCTTGGATGACTCGCCGCGCGACCCGTACCAGAAACAATGGGTCTGGGAGATGCTCCAGCCGCTCATGCCGATCCTGCTCCGAGAGAACAGGATCTCGCCGGCTCTGCTCAACTTCTTCCCGGCACCGCAGAGCGTGATTCGCGAAGTTCAGAACGACATGGCGGAGTCGCAGAAGGCGGCACAGTCGGCACCTCCGCCGCCGGTCAACAAGCAGGACCACGAGGGCTTCATCGAGAGCGAGATCAAGCTCAATGAGGCCAACGCCATGTTGGCGTCAGCCCGTGCCGAGGCGCTCGCCCGCGCCTCGCGCGTCGAAGCGGCCGAGGTCATTCAAGACATGGTCGACCAAGAGGGCGAGATGGGCTCGAAGAAGCGGCGCCAGGGGCTGGGCGGGGCGTATGACGACGCGCCCGCTGATTCGGAGAAGTCGAAGGTGACGGCGCTAGAACGGCGCGCTCTGCGCCCAAACTCGCCGGGTGTGCAATCCCGCTCGGCAGGAGGTTGACCGATGGCGACTTACTACAGTGACATCGCAGGGGTGAATGATCCGATCATCGATCATTCCGGTGGACTGACGGTCGTTCCGTTCTCGTTCACGGCGGCCGTGGCGCTCGTGACAAACGACATCCTGCGACTCGTGAAGCTCCCGGCGGGCGCAACCCTGATCGAGTTCTTGATCGATGCAGGCATTCTCGGTGCCTCCACCACGGTGTTCAACATCGGCGATTCTGGCTCGTCTACCCGGTTCTCTACCGGAGTGGTCGCGTCGGCCGTTTCGCGGATCAGCTCGGGCGACGTGCTGGTCGCTGCGGCGACCGGATCCGCGCACGGGGCGCTGCCACGTCGCTACACGGCGGCCGATGATCTGCGGCTCACGTTCACGACGGTCGCGACAGGCACCACCGGCGCGGGCGCATTCGTCAAGGGTCACGTCAAGTACCAGACCCGCTTCGACGGCTGAGCCGTCAGAAGGAAGAGGCACGACAATGAAGGCAACATCCAAGGAAGGCGTCCAGATCGAGGGCAAGGCGATCGTTGCCCAGGAGTACATCGACACGGGTGAGCTGCGCGCCTACGTTTCGGGCGGCTTCCTCGTGGAGCTGGGTGGGGAGAAGGTCTACTTCCCGGCCAATTCGTTCCTGGCGCTCTTCGAGCTGCTGGAAGAGGAGGAGCCGCCTCCCGAGCCCGAGGTGGAGTCGGCGTCGGTCGATCCGGCGTCCGCCGAGTACGACGCGGCGAAGACCGAGTACGACACGGCGAAGACCGACTACGAGACGGAGAGCGCCAAGAGCAAGAAAGGCAAGAGCTACTGACCGTGGGCAAGGGCAGCAAGGGCAACAAAGGCAAGGGCAGCAAGAAGCCGCCCCGCCCGAAGCCGTACTAGGTTCGACGGGGCCGACAGGGGTGCATGATGGGAGCAGTTGACGGGTTCGAGGAGATGCGTCAAGCACATCTCGCAGTGGAGTCCGGCGAGTTCGAACAAGGGACCGACGTCTCCGAGCGAGGTGAGGTCTACGAGCAGGAGGAAGGCGTACCTCCTGCTCGCGACCCTTCGGATGTAGGTGCATCCGAGGACGGGCGCGTCCGGGAGATCGTTTCCCAGCGCGGCAAGATCCGCGATGGGCAGACAGAGAACGAGCAGCTCCGGGCCGAGCTGGAGCAGATCCGCGCCCGGGAAGCCCAGAGCCAGCATCTGCTCGGTCAGCTCGCCGAGCGGACCGAGTATCTGCGTCAGCAGGAGATCCTCCGGCAGCAGCAGGCGCTCGCCTACCAGCAGCAGGCAGCCCAGCAGCAGGCGGTCGAGCAGGATCCCGAGCCGGACGCCGAAGAGGCTCCGTTCGCGCATCTGCAGTGGCAGCGCCGGCAGGAGCGGGCCGAGTTCGAAGGCGTCATTCAGGATCTCCGGCAGCAGATCGCACAGGTCAGCGGCACGATGGTGCAGCGGACCGGGGCGTCGCTCGCCGAGAACTTCCGCTCGACGGTCCGGTCGCTGGAGCAGGACTACGCCCAGCAGGTTCCGGATTATTTCGACGCCTACAGCCATCTGGAAGAGAACCAGCGGCAGCAGTTGAGGATCGTCCTCTCCGGGCATCCTCAGTTTCAGAGCAACCCGCAGCTCATGGAGCGGGCGATCGACGCCGGGATCGAGAACCGCAAGGCCGAGTTCCTGGTGTCGTGCCTGAACGTGAACCCGAGGACGGGAAAGCCGGATCCGGCGCTCGGTTTCCGGGTCCACCCGTCGAGCGCTCTGTACGAGCTGGCGAAAACGACCGGCTACCAGCCTCGGAACGGGCAGCAGATCGCGTCGGCCGAGGAGATCGCGCAGTACCAGCCCGAGGCGCCGGGCACGCCGGGGCACAAACGTTCCCGGAACGGCCCGAAACACTCCGAGCAGATGGCGCGTCTCCAGCGCGCGCAGGGTGGATCGGCGATGGGTGGCGCGTCGGCGTCGGCGTCGGGCCTTCCCGGCGCGATCGATCTCCTGCAGATGCCGATGGACGAATTTCGCGCCTTCTCGGAGGCGTACCCCGACTACGTCGCCCAGGTGATGGGCCGGGACATGGGGTGAAAAAGTTTGCGCCGGGGGCTTGCTCGTCCCCGGCGCACCATGCCATAGGACGGCCCGAATCGAGCCGACGTGCAGCGGAGATGGTCCCCCCGGGTCGAGCATCTCCGGTCCGTCACATTCGATTCCGTATCCCGCGCGTAAGTCGGAGGGGCGAAAGCTCTTAGCCCAGACCGCCCGGCGTTGAAGGGTGGGCGTCAAGCTCATTTTTTCATCTAGGGAGGTTTTCCGTGGCTGATACCATTGTCGACCTGAACGACCCACTTGCAGTGCAATTGTGGGCCAAAACGCTCGACGTCGAGGCGCTCGGCTCCTGCATCATGGGGAAGCTGATCGGCACGTCGTCGAATGCCGTCATCCATCTCAAGGATGAGATGCAGAGCGAAGCCGGGGCACAGATTCGCTTCGGGTTGCGCCGCAAGCTGTCCGCACCCGGTCAGATCGGTGATGACGACCTTGAGGGCAACGAGGAGCTAATCAACCGCGACTACGACACCCTTCTCATCAATCAACAGAGACACGCTGTCCGGGTGAAAGGTGCGATGTCCCAACAGCGCGTTCCCTGGTCAATGCGATGGGAAGGCAAGGGCTCGATGGTCGACTGGTGGGCGGAGCGCTTCGAAAGCGTACTCTGCAATCAGCTCGCCGGCAACTCCGCGCAGAACACCGAGCTTGGCAACGCACCGGTAGGCAAGGAGTACCGCTACACCGGGATGCAGCCGGCGGTCGATCCGGATTCGACTCACTGGATCATCGCGAACGAGCCGACGACCGCGACCGAGGCGGCACTGCAGACGGCTGGCGCAGCGGCGCCAACTGACAGCAAGTTCCAGTTCACGATGGGGCTCACCGACGACTGCGTCACCATGGCGCAGACGATGCAAATCAAAATCCGCCCGGTGAAAATGCCCGATATGGACTGCTATGTGCAGCTCATCCATCCCAATCAGGTGCGCCAGCTCCGGCGCTCTGTCTCGGACGGCGACTGGTCGGGCATCATGCGCGCCGCAATGCAGGGCGGGCAGATCACAAAATCGCCAATGTTTACGGGCGCCGCCGGTATGTGGAACAAGACCATTTACCAGGTCACCCCGTTCCTGCCGATGGGCAATTCGACCGGTCTGTCACAGTACACGCAGACGCAGCTCGCGGCGACTGGACTTGACGGTATCTGCCGCTCTGTGTTCCTGGGCGCACAGGCGGGCGTGATCTCGTTTGGTCGCGATCACGCCTACAAGGGCTCCGAGATCCGCTACAAGTGGGTCGAAGAGCTGAGAGACTACGCCAACAAGCTCGGCATCAGCGCGTCGCTCATCTGGGGCATGAAGAAATCGCGGTACGTCGGCATCGCGCAGGATCACGCGGTCATCACCTGCTCGACCTACTCGCCGCCGCCGTCGATGTAAGGAGCCACACGCCGTAGCTGGGGGTGGCACAGAGAGGGTTCAACAGGAGGCATTGTGGGAAAAGAAACCGAAGAGCATCACAAGTCGAAGCCCGCCGCACCGAACGACTACCCGACCGAAGCGGTCTCGGTGAGTCACGGTGGCGGCGAGTCGCCGGGAGGGGGACAGGTCGGCAACTTCGCGCCCAACCCCTTCGGTCCGAGCGGCGCATCTGGCGGCAAGTCGGACTAGCCGTGGCTGGCGACGGCTACGGCAAGGACGGGGCAAAACACGAGCCGAAGGGGGACTGCGATCACCACTACCCGGCGGAGAAGAACTTCGACGAGCAGATGGTGGAGACGGAGTTTAGCAAAGGCCCCGTGACCCCGAACACCTACTACCCGCCGGGCGAGTGGACCCGCAAGGACTGATCGGCCACAGGATGGGGGCGAGTCGGACGGCTCGCCCCCGCCGGTCATTGGAGGATGAATGACTTACGGCGAGATGACCCAGGAAATCATCGATGAGCTGGAGAGGCCCGATCTCATTCTCCAGACCCAGCGCATGATTCTGGAAGCCATCTCGCACTTCAAGGACACGCGCTTTCCCGCCAACATCGAGCGCAACTGGACGTTCGCAGCCGGAGACTTCGTAAACGGCTACGCCGATCTGCCGGTGGACTTCAGCTACGACATCAAGGCGTACACGGAGTACGGCGGCAACCGACATCCGCTCCGCAAGCTGGGCCACATCGAGCTGGAGGACTACCGGTCGACTTCGGAAGTGGGCGAGCCCGAGCTGTACGCGATCAACGGTCTGGAGCTGCGGGTGTGGCCGTCGCCTACGACCCAGTCGGTTCTGATGTACGGGATCAGCAACCTGGCCCCGCCGGTCAACGACGAGGATACGAGCTTCTGGACCCAGGACGCAGCTCAGCTCATCAAGTATTACGCGAAAGGGCTGCTGTTCAATAACGTACTTTACGCTTACGAGCAAGCCGAGCGACAGATGGAGTTGGCGATCGGCTCGCAGAGGAATCCCAACTCCGAGCTGCTGCGACTGCTCGGCAAGGTCGAGCGTCAGGTTCTAGGGGATTCGGTCACGCCGCACATCGGCGGCGCGCGCTCGGTCATCTCGGGGCGGGTGCTATGAACACGCCCGTGCAGCTCGTCGGGTTCGCGCCCGATCAGCCTCCCAACGCTCCGGGTGTCATCACCGACAGCGACCGGGTGTATCCGACCCCGCGTGGCGTGCGCCCGCTGCCGGCTCTGGTGCAGGCGTATCCGCCGCTCACCGATTTGCCGTGCGTCGGCATGTACATGGCGAGGTACTTGGACAATTCGGTCAGGCTCTACGCCGGCTCGCGGACCAAGCTGTACCGTGGCGTTGGCGGCGCGTGGCTCGACTACTCGCCGACGCAGACGTTCGACACGCAGCCGGGAGACCGCTGGAGATGGGCACAGTTCGGCAACGACACGATCGCGGTGAATGGTAGGGACGTCCCGCAATTCATCACCCTCTCGGGCTCGCAGTACGTCCCGCTTGCCGGTAACCCGCCGGTCGCCAAGATCACGGCGGCGCTGTTCAACTTCACCTTTCTCCTGAACCTGTCGGATCCGGCAGGGCTCGCCGCGCTCACGCCCACCATGTGGTGGTGCAGCGCGATCGGGAACAATGCGGACTGGACGCCAGCCATCGCGACCCAGTGCGTGAACGGCTACCTCGACGACACGCCGGGTGAGATTGTCGGCGCGAAGCCGATCGGCAGGAA